CTACATGGTTCGAGTTCATGCCGATTCCTTATGATGCGTAGGTGCTGCTGACGTTGATGCCACCGTTGGTGGTCAACAACACGACAGTACCGTTGCCAGCAACAGTGGACTGGGCAAACACGTTCACACCGTCAGAAATCAACACGCCACCAGTGTTATTGGCAAGCAGAGTTGTAATGGTGGAACCGTTGTTTGCGGTCACGATGACGTTGGCAGTGGGGAACATCAAGTACGTACCAGCAGGAATCACTGCGCCAGCATTGGTAGCTGTAACGGTGGTGTTGCTGAAATAAGCACCAGAGGCGTTGGTGGTTGCACCAGCCAGGATGATTTTGTTAAGTGCTAGAGACATGATGACTCCTTACAGTGAGAGGTAGTTGTAACCCGACACCACGGTCATCGACTTGGGTTTGACGTTCACCAATTCGGCAATCATCAAAACCGCACCAACGTAACCAATCTGCCAGTTGGGGAGGGTGGATTCAAATCCAGTAAACACGAACGAACCTTGCTCATGGATGTAGAGCGACAGGTAGTTGGTATTCAGGAAGTAAACCGTACCTTCTGGGCAGTAGGGGTCAGGATAAATGGGAACGCCAGCAACCATCAGGGCACGGAATGCTGCCTGGGGGCCGTTGTTGTCGCCATCAAAGCCAGAACCGGGGGTAATGACATACTGTTCTTGACCAACATAGTCTTGAGCCAGCAAAGTCCAAGTGCCAAAACCGCAAACACCAAAGCTAGGCATTTCAGCGCCGTTCTTCACAGTGCCGGAAATGTATTGCAGGATGTTCTGACGAGTCGGGTTCACAGAACCAGCAGCGTAAGACTTGGACTGCCACCAGCTATAGGTCGAGCGGTTGATGTTGCCATAAGTGCCAGTGGCGCTAACGGCAGCAGGCAAACCGATGAACTGCTGGGTGTTGGTGGTGTTGTTGTACAACGCCGTTGCCATCGCATCCATCATCACGTTGGTTGCATCGTTCATACGAGCTTCAATCAACGGAATAATTGCTGCGTCTTGCTGAACAGCGCCTTCCATACCGAGGAACGGCACGGGAGAAATCATCAGCTTGAGGTCAAACTCAGCGTTGTAAGCGCCTTGTTGGACTGACGGTTGAGCGAACGAGCCGCTGTAGTCAGACCATTGTGCATTCACAAACTGAGCGCCCTGCACGGGCACGGTTACGGAAGACACACCGCCGGAGGCTTGCTGACTGTTGGCAATCAGAGCCGCCATGAGGGGTGTCGAGTTGTAAAGCTGGACAACCAGCTTGGGGATAAAGGCTCTACGAGTAACGTAGGTCAGTTCATTGAATTGACTTGACCCTGTTGCTGGTAGGATGCCGCCGCCAATAGCCATAAGGCCTCCTTAGAAAAAAATACCCTCTTTACAACCCAATGGGCCGTTGCGGTTTCCGCAGGTCATTGAGTGCTTTCATTGCTTCAGAACGGGCGGCAGAAGTCGGATTCTTCCAGTAGCCCTTCAAGTCAAACTGTTGAATGACCTGGGGGTTGTAACCAGAAGAAGTCGGCACGGCTGCCTGTTTCATCCACGCATGATACTGTGCTGCTGTCTCATGGTTAGTAATACCTTGCTCCAGCATGATTTTTTCCACATCGCTTACTTCATCTTCAGAAGCAATCAAGCCTTTTTTCATCAAGGACTGACGGCGCTTTTGCAATTCATCCATCGCATCCCGCTCACGTTGCTTGGCTTCCAACTGTTGCACACGTTCTTCGGCCTTGGATACGACCTTGTGCGTGTAGTCTTCAATGTCAAGTTCGGGAATGGGGAGGTCTGGTTTGACCTTTTTGGTCATCCGCAGAAACTCTTTGCGAGTGGCGGGATTCTCAGCGAGTTGTTGGGCCAAAGCCGCTAACTCATCCCGAGCATCTGATGTGATGTTTTCTAGTGACATGATTTACCCTCTTTATACGTTCCAAGTTGCACCACGTTTTATGTAACCAATGTTTGCATGGGATACATTAAACATAGCACCTAGTTTACGATGAGAAAAATCAGATTCACGAATAAATTTGATTTGCTCTTCGTTCAACTTTGATTTACCGCATTTTTCTCCACGAGCAGAACGCTTCTTTGTAACCATGTCAGCAGAATTCTGTGCATGTGTTGCAAGCCAAAGATGGTCTGGATTCACACAAAGAGGGTTATCACACGCATGTGCAACAACCATTCCATCAGGAATTTTTCCTTTGTATGCTTCGTAAGAAACACGGTGGGCAGAAGAAGTTTTACCTTTTTCCGAGCCACAAAGACCATAACCAGCGTTTGAAACGCAACCAAGCCACACCCAGCACCCAATTTCGGGCACTGGTGTAGACAAGCGTTCAATACGCTGTTGGTCTTTTATCATTCCTATATAACCTTTTTGCCGTCAGCAGGTTTCTGCACAGCCATGCCGGTCTTGCCGACTTTGCCGGGGGCGTTGAGGCCACCGAGCTGGGAGAAACGGGGGGTGTTGGTGATGACACCGTGCTGCTGGTTGTTGTCAGTAGGACGGCGGGGTGCGGCTGCGCCACGGGGCTTGAACAAGTCCATGTTGTTTCCTTACATTGGGGGTGGAGTTGGTGCGCCGCCAGGAGGAGGCATACCGGGAATCGGCGCTGCTTGCATTGCCTTACCTTCAGGCGTTGCGCCACCTGCCTGGGGTAATGTTTGCAGCATCTGCAAAATTTCAGATTGCTGGAGTTCGTTGGTTTTGTTTTTCCGTGGCCCCATCAAACCAGTGAGGGTACGAATAGCCGCCAGAGTCTTCTGGCCTTCTTCAGATTCGGAACCAAGCGCCGGGAGAGACTGCTCCAGCAAGTCCATTGCCATGCCAATGTTAATCATTGCCGCCTCTTTTGAACCCATCTTTGGTTCAGGCGTTGACATGGGGGAAGCCATCGGGGGAGTTTCAGCGTCAGAGATTGCGCCGACAGGCATAGCATCAGGTTCGGGGACAGGAGCAGGTGCAGCGGCAGAACGACTGCCTCGCATCAATTCCATCAACTTATCTGTTGGTACTGCCATAAAAACTCCTTGTGCGCCGTTTGTAACCACTTACAAACTGCTTGTCAATAGGTGGGGGACATTTTATGTCAGTCCCCCAAGACAAATCCTTACGGATTACTTGCGGCCTTTACGACCTTTACGACCTTTACGCATGATGCGCTCCTTGGTACAAGCGGCCACTTACTTAAAGGGGAAGCAGCCATACCCTTTTCCCTTTCGGGGAATCAACGCCGAGTCTTGCGACCACGCTTTGCTTTGTACATGATAGCTCCTGTTAGCTGCGCCGAGAGTAGTCCCGTTGACTACGCCCGGTGTAGTTTTTAACCCCAGTTTGTCGGTATGTCAAGCTGGGGGACGATTCCCCTCTTTTCAGTTGCTCTGTGCTTGCCCGAGGCTGGTCTGCTTTGGGAGGCACGATTGCTTGTGTAGCCATTATCCTACCTGCTTTAAGTCTGGTTTACCCTCTGCCTTGGGAGGCGGTGCAGTCGGTTGTGCCTGCTGCTTGGCCTCCATCTTCTTCAGTCTATCCTTGAGCAATTGTTTCATCGGCGGCTCCAGCAAGTCAAGCAAGGATTCCTTGTCGATGACCTGGGCCTTGAAAAGATTGAAAGCAAGCTGGCGCATGTCTTCCATGAAAATGGGCGAGTTGGAGTGAGCATCCACCTTCACCACATAGTCCTTGGTGAATTGTTCGGCAATGAACTTGTGGTTGTCCATGTCTGTGAAGTGCGTTGCATCGTATGCTTGCATACACTTCAAGTACAGAGTTGCCAGCTTCTCCAGACTGTCCTCAATGATGAGGGCACGTTTCTTGGCACGGCTGGAACCTAGACGAGCGAGCTGGGAAGCGTGACCAGATGAGCGCACACCTGCCTCACCCCGGCCTTGCAGCACAGACACAATGCCCGACGCTTCTTCAAACATCAGGTCAATCTCACCAATCTCTTTGAACAAATCAGGTGGAATAGTAGGCGCTAACTTTTCTACCTTTGCATTAGGCATGTCAGTTGCCAGCAGGCCACCAGCACGGTTGAGAGCAAAGTTTTTCTCATCCAAGATGCCCGTGAAGCCAATCAGCGCAGTGGGAGGGCTGACCTGCTTGGAGAGCAAGTCAAGGATTTCAGTCATGCGCTTGTTGCGGAGCTGCTGGAGGAAGACCAGACGCTGAACCTCTGAACCTCCCCAGTAGTAGTCGTACAGAGGATTGGGGCAAATCTGCACGAATGGCAGCTCGCCTTTCAAGAACACTTGTTCACCAGGACGGTCATAGATGATGATGTCTGGGTCTGCTTTGGTTACAACTTGGTAATCTTTGGTGTCATCGCACCACACCCACAGCTCAGTCATCTCTACCGTGTCTTCAGCAACTGTCGCCTTGTAGCGGTTTTGTCCGGCAAGGTCTAAGTTGACGTTACCGTACATTGTCGGGTTTGACTGGCTCAGGATGATGCGCTCGATGCCGTTGGCAACTTCTGTGCGCTCATGCTGGGTAGAAGTCACCCGCCTGACAATCTCTTCCCGGCGGGGATGGCTGTACAGACGGTCGTACAGCTCAGACTTGGTGATGTAGTAGGTCTGGGTGATGGCCTCTTGCCTGTCAGAGTAGGGGGTGTCTTCCCGCAGTACGCCTATGCAAGCGGGTTCCACCATGTACGGGTGGATGCCATTCTTGATGATGAGCTTGATAAACGTGGAGTTGTAGACCAGTGACCAGGTGGTAGCAGCGGAGAACACTTGGTCAGCGTTGCTATTTAACCACTCATCGTTAAGAGCACGGGTCAAAGCCGGTACTTTTACTTGCTCTCTGGGGTCTACAGCGGCTCCAACGTCAATGGAGAAGCGGGTGGTTTCCGCTGAGTAGAGGAAACTGGTGAGCTGGTCAATGTGAGGAAAAATTTTGTTGTACAGAGCCGGAGCCTCATCCGGCCCGTTACCAAACAAATACCAACTCCGCAGGGAGCCATAGTCTACTTTTCTCTCTTGCTGAGTGACCTGACACTTGGTGATGAGGTCAAGGTAGAACAATTCTCTGTCTACGGGGTTGGTGGGTATCCTCATGTTGTCTTCACCTTCAGGTTATCTGGGTCTTGCATAGTGCCGACACCCGCTCTGGGGCCAGACAAAGTGCCTGTGGGAG